CTGCGGAGTTCGTTAATGGTTGGCATATCGCCCTTCCTAGAAATGAAAAAACCGCCTCAAGGGCGGTCGGTTGCTTGTCCCGCGAACGCGGTCAAATTTGGTTTTGGATCGCCATCGCTTTCGCGCGGGCTCCGATGGAGGTTTTTGTATTGCGAGCAACGCGCGCCTGGCGCGCATCGGCAGCAATTCGGTCGATTGCCGCTTGCGGGGTTTCGATCCGGTCGGCAAAGCCAACGTCCATACCCTGCTGGCCCATGAATACACCGGCCTCGGTACCGCGCACGGCGTCCACGCCAATGCCGCGGTACTTCGCGACGGCATCGACGAACTGACCGTAGTAGCCCTGGACCATGTCGTTGAGGAACTTCAGCGACTGGTCCGACAGCGGTTCGTGCGGGCTCAGGTCGTTTTTGTGCGCGCCAGCGTAGACCGTGGTCACCTTGACGCCCATTTGCTCATTGCGGGCCGACACATCGAGGTGCTTGGCAATCACACCAACCGAGCCCACACCCGAGGTGCGCGACATCGACACATTGCCGATCGCAGATGCCAAGAGATAGCCGGCCGAGTAGGCGCTGAAGTGGGTGATCGCACTCATCGGCTTGACGCCGCGCGCGTCGAACAGGAAGTCGGCCAGCTCGAAAGCGCCCACGGTGCTGCCGCCTGGGCTGTCGATGTCGAAGGCGATCTGTTCGACAGCTGGGTCAGCGAGTGCAGCATTTACCTGCGCGCGCACCTGCTCGTAGCTAGTCATCGTTTCGCAGGGATTCATCTGCATGCTGCGACTGACCAAAACGCCATGCACCGGGATGATAGCGACACCCGTGTCAGCGATAGTCTGGCGCCGCGCCGACTCAGCGCGCATTGCTGCTGTCTCGTACGGTCCATCGTCATCCTCCATCATCTGCGGCTGAGCGCCGTTGACGCTAAGGTTGACGATATTCAGGCTCATCTGCTGGTTTGCCCAGGCTGCGGCCTGGTCAAGCATCGATTCGGTGACCATCAGCGGCTGATTGAAGATCATGCCGGCGATGCGGAAGCGGTTTTTCATGCAAGGATTCCTTCGATTTCTTTGACCTGCTCGGGCTGCGCCTTCGTGTCCGGCGGTGGCTGGATTTGCGCTTGTGCGCCGGCTTGCGGGCTCGCCGCATCGACCATGTTCAGCGGCTGCAGGTAGACGTCGCCGCCGGCAACAGGTGGCAGGTTTTCCAAGCGACGGATGTCGTTCACCGACAGCCAGCCCCAGTTCCTGGCCACCGCATACGCCTCGTAGCGCGATTTCTGGTCGCCGCGAAGCAGGCCGGAGACGTTGAACTCGATGTAATAGTCGGCCCGTTCGCTTGGTAGGAGCAGGTCGCGCATCATGGCCTGCTCGTGCCGCTTGATCCACGGCAGCAGGGTGTAGATGACGAACTGGATGCCTTGGTGCTCGATGTTCGAGAACGTCGCCTTGTCCAGCTCGCCGATCATGTGTGGTGGCATCTTGTAGATGCGCGCAATCTCGAGTGAGCACATCTTCAGCGCTGCGATCAGCTCTGCGTCGACGTTCGTCATCGACAGCGGCTTGAAGGTCATCCCTTCCTGCAGCATCGCCACCTTCTTGGCGTTGTTGCTACCTCCGTAGCGCTGCGCCCACTGGTCAACCAAGCGATCAATAACGCCCTGATCCTTGATTGCCCCGCTTTCGCGGGGTCGCTCGATGACGCCAGACAGCGCCGTCCCGTTCAGGAACGACTTGCCAGCGTACTGCTGGATCGCCTGCGCATGCCCGATCGCGTTCGCGTGAAGCATGACCGGCGACATGCCGACGTAATTATTCAGGCCGGCCCAGCGGACGTGGTGAATCATCCGCTGCGGCAGCAGTTCTCCGCCGTCAATGCTGTAGTACGGGCGCAGGTCGCTGCCCTTGTAGACAGTCACGATGCCGTCGATCGGGTGGAGTGCCGTCGGCGTGCCGTCCGATTCGCGGATAATCTTGCTGTACGAGTTGCCGCGCAGGCCGACCTTCAGCTGCTTTTGCTCCCGGTATTCAAAGGGTGTCTGCCACTCGTTCGGCTCCCAGGCGATAAGTCGGTAAACCTTGTGGTTACGAGCCGGCTCACGGCCGCCATTTCCGGTTCGGTGGAAAAGCTCGACCGGCAGCTGCGCCACGCTTTCAGCCAGGATGGTATTGCAGGCCTGCAGAGCCGTAAGTGCGAGCGCGCTTTCTGGCGTGACGACCGGCCCGGCGTCGGAGCGCGTGCCACCCAGTCCGGACAGCCACCCGCCGCCAGCGCTGACGGGCTGGCCCGAGAAAAACTGTCGTGCGAACATTCTTAGCCTTTAGTGCCGCGGCGCGCGACCATGTAAGACCAGGCAAGCAGCGCCAGGCCGGGCACAATGAAGCCGGCCGGCTGGTAGATCAGCGCGGCGCCGGCGGTGAGCAGGCCCAGGCCCAGCACGCCGGCTAGCAGCGTGATCCAGTCCAGTGGGGTCATATTGTGATGCCTTCGTCGTAAATTGATCCCACCGCCATGGCGACGGGGTTTAGTGCCATCAGGGAAACAGCGTCGAACGTGGCCATGAGCGGGTCGATTTTGCCGGTGCCACTAGCCTGCTTGTTCACGCTGATGGCGTTGCCGTGCGCTTGCGTCCGAGCGTTCGAAACACACCACGCCATGAGCGGCCGGTCGCCGTGCACCATCTCGCCGCCTGCGAGCGCGCGTTCGGTGTCTTTGATTGCCCCAGTAAGCTTCCAGCCTTGCGAGATCGCCACAATGTCGCGCTCTGGCTCGGTTGAGAATCCACGCAGAACCAGCTCTTTGACTAGCGCTCCAATGCCCGCGCCATCCACCCCGATCCCGTACTTCTCTGGGAGCAAGCCGACATCACGAAGGCGCTCAACGATATCGGCGACACCCGCGACATCGGGTCCCGGCTTGTCTACGATTGTCAGATCGCCATCCGCCTGGAAGTCGAGTAGGCGAGGAGCGATCTCCTGGCGCCGCTTCAGCGCGATCTGGTGAGCCCAGGCATGGCACCAAAGGAGCCACTTGCCGGTATAACGCTCACGCCCAAGCACTGCCAGACCTAGCAAGTCATCCAGCCCGCCGCCGTCGACTCCGACTACGGCAACCTCGCTGCGTTCAATCAGCGAATCCAGGGTGATGGACTTGTCGCCCGCAGATTCCCAGAAATCGACGCCAGCCCATCGGTCGGACCGCAGGTTGAGGCCGATTTCGATGTTCAGGTGCTTCGCCAGGAACTGTTGGAACGCGCCGTCCGTCCGCGCCTGGATTTTCTTGAGCTGATCCTCAAGCCAGTCGGCACTGACCGAGCGCCCCATGTTCGGGTTCGTGATGTAGAAGGTGGTCGGATCGAGGTACGCCTTCTTCTTCACCATTTCTGGCGGGTATTCGTACAGCACGCCCAGCGAGCGCGGATCGTCTATCTTTCCGTCGCGGACATCGCGGAAATAGTTCAACTTGTCCTTGAACACGCCCGCCGGCGGCTCGTCGCTCTGCGTCGTTAGGTAGATGACCCAGCCCTCGTTTCGCGAGACCTGGCCGCCGAGCGCCTCCATGAACATCGCTTCTGCGTTCGAGCGTTTGCCGAACAGCCAGTGCTCGTCGATCAGCACCCGGCCGGACTTTTTACCCGAAACGGTGTCCGTATCGGCCGCGACGACCTTCAACGACGCGTTCGACAAGCGGTGAGTGATCGTGCGGACATGGTCCTGAACATGAAACAGGTCCATCAGCTCGGGATCGGCGCGCACCATGGCGGCGGCCGGCTTAAAACTGTTGTCCGCCACCTCTTTAGTCGGCGCCAGGATGAGGTGTTCCTCGCCCTCGCGCCAGCACAGGATGACCGCGGTGAGCATGATGCCGGCCGCAATGGTCGACTTCGTGTTCTTTTTGCTGATCAGCAGGTAATACTCGCGAATCAGCTGGTTACCTGTCTCCGCGTCGTAGCCGCCGAAGATGGCTGCTACGAAATCGAAGACCCACTGCTCACTGCACTCGCCGAAGTTCGGGCTGCGGTACTCCTGCAGGTCTTCGTCCCAGATCGACTTCGGCAGGTCGCAGACGCGCAGCTGCTTGAAGATCGCCAGCGCCTCCTCGGCCTGCTCCGGGAAGATCGGGGGCGGGATGATCGACAACTTGGCTTTCAGCCTGTGCTCCCAATCCGGACAGGCGGTCGACCATTTCATGTTGCGATCCTTACTTCACTGCCTTCAGCGCCGGCGGCGCACCTGCGGAAAATCGGCTGGCCACTGACTTCGCCTTCTCGCCGGCCTGCTCTTTCTTGCCGCCCTCGCCCAGCTTCTTGTGCTTGAACGGCAGCATTGCCTTTGCGGCGTCGATCCGAAGCCGGAGGTCGGCCGCCGGCTCGTTCATCACGTTAGTGAGGAATTCGACGGGGTCGGCGGTCGAAGGGATTTCGATCATGTCGACAGGCCGCTCACCCGCCGGCGGCGCCGCTGTCCGGGTGCTTGCGCCTTGGGCTTGCCGCGCCTGGTCGAGGCGAGCTTTAACATCCTTGTCTTTAACAAGTCGAGAGCCCGCAGCCGACGCTGTCGCCTCGCTGTACCCGGCGCGAATCGCCGCTTCCTTATTCGAGAACCCGGCCAAAACGGCATCGGCGAAGGCTCGCTTTTTGCCTGTTAAAGCCATTAACAATTTCCTCCAAGGGGACT